CATTGTCGTAATATAATTTCGTGCTGATCATTCCATACAATTTTTTCTTTTACCATTGTATATAGTAAATGAATATAATTTTTGCACTACATGTTATTTTTTTACTCATGATTTTGATAGTACCTTTCACGAATAATCGTAGAAATCTAGAGTTTTACTCGATGGTGATACCATTTATTTTTTATCATTGGTCAGTGAACGACGATACATGTGCATTAACCCAAGCGGAGATTGCAATGACTGGTAAATCTAAGGATGAAACTTTTATGGGAAGACTTGTTGGTCCAATTTACAAAATGGAGGAGAATGATGTAAATAAGATGACGAAGACTATGTTTTTCGCACTTTGGGCATTTGTTCAGTATAGATTGGGTGTTTTCGACACGTTCTTTGATGAACTGAAGGTAACACTCAAAGGTAAAACTACTTCTTCTTGACGAGTTCTTGAACTTGTTTCATAAAATTACGATTCCTTTGAATCCTAGGGTCGGCAGCAATTAAACGAAGAAGAGCTGCTGTAGGTATAACAGGTTTGTTACCATTGGATTTAGGAGTCTTTTTTAATTTCGTCTTTGCGTTCTGGAGTTGTTTAGCTGTTGGCATATACTATAGGTTAAGATGTTTTATTCAAAAGAGCACATAACATTGAATGCAATGGTAGTTCTTCCAGATTGTTTTACTGGAATTACGGTATGTTTAAGATGACTAGAAAATATAAGAATTGTTCCCTCTTTAATCTCATCTACCATAGATGTATTAAAATCAACTGTATGCTTCATCGGATAAAAAGGTATCTCTATGTCATCCATTCTAAATATAACTGGAGATGATTCTTCGTCATGCAATATATATATCATAGAAAATATGTCATCATAACGTTTTCCATTTGTCACTTCTGGTACATTATTATGCTGGTGCATTTCCTGAAAATCACCCTTTTCGTATACATTGAACCAATATTGTGTTATTAACGTTTCCGTTGGTTTTTTTCTAGGAAAGCAATTAGTCTCTGATATCATTTTTAGTAAATTTTCTGTAACAATTTTATCCATCGTTTCATTGTCTAAAAAATCTTTTTGTTTTGAGATATTTGTCTTCACGCTACATGCTTCGAATGGATTATCAAAATTGTTCTTGGATATGAGATTATGAATTATTGGTAATAGCTTCGATTTAATATTATCATGGTCTTTTACTTGCCCCCAATGTACATAATGACACGGAAATTTAAAATGTGGCATTCTTACAATAAAGTTAAACTTTATCTTTAATGTATCTAAATTTATCGAATATGTGAGTTGTAACTTTAAAGTTAAAATACACGATCATACAAAAAGCATCCGCTATATCATGTTTTCTTTCGTATGGAATCTCGTCATCTAGGTATTTTTCAGCTATTAGTACGGTTCTCTCTTTTCGCTCTTCATAATCCAAGTGTCTCATACCAAAATGCATATGCATGCTCACAGGTGAAATTAAAATAACCTTATCTTTGAACATGTAGTTTAATAGAATCTCAATATTTGTGAAACCCCCGGGTGGTTGTCTCTCTATAAGTATTTTATCAGCTGAATCAAATATATCTTGGTGATCTTCAACAAATAAAGGAACGAGATCAACAAAATCGTTTGAACGTAGATATTTGTAGTCTTCGAGACTTACCTTTTTCGTGTACTTCACATCAATTTTTGGGCTATCTTCAAACTCGGCAGACACCAACCCCATATTATGATATCCAATGTCTATCGCCAACACCTTCATGTCTTTATGTGAAATATTTTCCTTAAGTATACCTTACATCAAATGGAAGTTCATATGACGTATCTACAAGTTTGAATGCCATTGAAATGCGAGTTAAACCCGGGACTAATGGTGCATAAGCCTGATGTGGTATATACCCTTTGAATAGTACAGCTCTTTTTGTGAACGGTTCAATTCTGGTAATTTCTTTAGTTTGCAATTCTAAGTCTCCGCCAGCTTTATCATAATTTTCGGATGTAATATCACCTATATAGATTAAAAATGTGTAGTAATTCGGTTTGGGATGATCTATGTGTAATGTCACGTCTTGACCACGCACTTGACGATTTAAATAAACTCGTTCTAATTTAAAATTTGTATTCGTATATTTGTCTATTCTATTTTTCATTTTAAAAATGAATCTTTTTGCAGAAGGAATAACATCTCCCATCTCATATGGCCAATCCCTTCCCGGTCTCAAATCAATCAGCGTTTTTTTATAACAGTTATCATTTGAATTAAAAAACCACTGTCGGTTACAGATTGCATCTCCATAATCTTTATTATCTAAATTGAGTGATTCTTCACTAGTGAATTGTCTAGCCTCTTCTAGCTCTTCATCATTGATGAAATTCTCAAAAATAGTTATATCCTTCATATATTCATCTCAAACATTTTCCTTAACTATAATTTACAGAAAATGGAAGTTCATATGACGTATCTACAAATTTGAATGCCATCGAAATGCGAGTTAAACCTGGTAGTAAAGGTGCATAAGCCAGGTGTGGTATATACCCTTTGAATAGTACAGCTCTTTTTGTGAACGGTTCAATTCTAATAATTTCTTTAGTTTGCAATTCTAAGTCTCCGCCAGCTTTATCATAATTTTCGGATGTAATATCACCTATATAGATTAAAAATGTGTAGTAATTCGAAAATTTTTCATCTGTGTGTAATGTCACGTCTTGACCACGCACTTGACGATTTAAATAAACTCGTTCTAATTTAAAATTTGTATTCGTACATTTATCTAGTCTGTTTTTAATTTTCAAAATGAATTTTTGCGCGGAAGGAATAAGATCTCCCATCTCATATGGCCAATCCCTTCCAGGTCTCAAATCAATTAGAACTTTTTTATAGGCGTTATCTTTCACCCAGAAATACCATGTCCTATTTTTAGCTGGCTCGTTTTCACCATAGTATTTACCATTTATGTTGAGTGATTCATCACCAATGAATTGTCTAGCTTCTTCTAACTCTTCATCGTTGATGAAATTCTCAAAAATAGTTATATCCTTCATATATTCATCTCAAACATTTTCCTTAAGTATAGTATATGAAGAACAAGCAAAAAACTCAATTATTGCTATTGACGGTTGTTGTACTTGTCGTGGCTGTAGGCTATATGTTCTACAACCCCCAAGTTGTCGAGGTCCCAGTAGAAGTAGCTGTCCCAGTACCTGTGCGTCCAGTACCTACTCGTCGTGGTCACACACAAGAACCAGAATTTAGGGGTCCACCCATTAAACAATACAAGCCTGGTCACATGCAACAGATGGGCCTAATCACGAATGGTGATGAGACTCTCCCTCTCTATGGTAAAGAGGTACGTGGTCGCCGTGATCGCTACAATTACTACACCACCACCGGAGGTGAAAACTTATACCCAGTGTCAGTCTCCCACAACGCGCGTGATTGCATGGAAGACATTGGATGCCAAGAGCTATACGGAAATGAAACAGTCACCGTAATGGGAAAGACTGGTTCATTCACTGTAAATATGTACAGGACTGATGATTTTTTCTAATTTAACGTTTTTGTATATCTTTTGCGACAGTAGTTGTTGAAGATATGCAAGACAAACAACAACAAGCTGCCATCAACCCAGTTTGTGGTACTAGGGGCATCTGTAAAATGGTTTTGGTGCCACTACCTGTAATAAATATACATATGATTAGGCATATGAGAGCCACAATATGCATAGGTTCATCACTTGAATGTATCATCTACTATAGCTCAACAAAAATTATTTCGTAGACTATCGTATTCTCTTGTTAGAAAACCAGTATTCCCATAGAGTCTCGCCTTTGCCCTCAATAATTCAACTACTGTGTCCTCATCGAGATGTTTAAGAAAATCCACCTTCGCCTCGATATCGTCAAGTTGATGAGATTCTTTTTTTCCCTGTACATACGGCCACGTATGTTTTCGTAATGACGCAAGTTCTTCTTCAAGTTTTCTAATTCTTGGAAGAAGTACCTTACTAATCATAATTTTTAGTTCAAATACATCAGTCATCTTACCCTAGGTGCGTTTTTTATCTTTATACACAATAAGATGTCACTCCCACAAGGTAAGCGTGAATTTATAAGAAGGTTAGTAGCGGGTTTAGATAATCTAATGGAAATTACACAAATTGCAAATCAAATTGGAATTAGCCCAAGAAACGAAATAGAAGAATTTATAAAAAAACATTTTCTTGTTCAAACTGATACGGGTGAATATAGTGTAAACAAGGTTGCATTCCGTATGGGTGTACAGACCCTAGATTTTGATATATTATCCAAAGTATTGATGCATCTAGACAAATTAAAAATTAAACTTAAAAATGTATTTGATAGGGCGAATCTAAACCCACTCTATTTCGATCAGGAAGGTATGTTATACGCCAGACTTATTGAGACGGGTGATCTGAAGACTTTTCTTGATCTGATTTTATATTGATTTAATAATCTCAACCAATAGTAGATGCAGTATCTTGAATTAAAAAACAAAGCCAAGAAGCAAGGTCTTCGGGTGACCAAAACTGTCAAGGGTAAACGTGTAAAGCTCTCAGCTAAGGAACTTCGTACCAAAATTAGGATGAACTTTGATAACAGTGTGAAAAATGCACAGAAAGTTATCAGAGTGTGTCAAACTATAGTTGCTCCAACCGTGGTTCGTGCGGGTATTCCTCCCCCACCACCACCTCCCCCACCCCAACGGCGACCGGTCGTGAACGCTCGACGCGCGAAACTCATGGCCGAACTGAAAAATGTCCTTAAGAAGAAGGGAATGGCGGCCTAAATAATTGGGGTTATTACTATTTTTTTATAACTTGGTATATCACATGGAAATTCCGTTGGACTTGTGATTGTGAACTCGTCGGTTTCCTCTTCATTTTTATAAAAGACTACCTTTACATTAGGTCCAACTATAAAGGATTTAGCACCTACGAAACTCAAGTGCATGATGCCCTCAGGGTCAATGGGTGGTTCGAAAATAGTTTCCATGACGATTTCACCTTTAAAATTACACTCTTCAAACCAGGTTACACCCTGTTCCTTTAATGCATGTTTTATCCTTTCCTGACGTTTCTGCTCTTCGACATATAAATAACCGCCACCACCCACGGCACTACAAATGCATAACATAAAGACTCCACCAATTGCGATAGCAGCCATATTATAATCTATATACATTATAATATGGCCGCCATTGCTGTCGGTCTCCTCGCTCTTTGCTGTCTCTCCTCTTCAGCCTCGGCTGGTGGGTTCTTTGGTGGTCTCATCCCGGGAACCGATCCACATTTCGTGAAAACAACAAAACTCGATAAGGTCAAGGTACATTTAGCTTCAATGCCAGACGGACTGGAAATGACCGAAGAGGAAACATTTGAAACATGGGGATCTCCAGGATATTGTCAAGATTACAAAACATATTATGAACTTAAGGGAAAATACCAAAATCGTGGTTTAACTATGAAATCTAGTACAGATGAATATGAAGAAGCGTACCTAACAGAAGATGAACGTAATAGAATGTACAAATCCAATCCTACATGTAGAGGTTATGACGATAATCTTAATGCAGAAGGTGGGTGGGGTGTAATTAGACCAAAATAATCCCAAAACGTTTCTTCATGAACTTCTCAACACCCTGAAACGTAGGAAAACTCCAGAGGTACCAACGGGACCAAAAACCGGCCCCGCTGATACCGCTCATCTTCCAATTCTCTTTGTCGCTTCGATCGACATTTAACATTTTTGTTTGGATCTTCTTAGGATCTCGTTCTTCTATGGTTTGTCTGGGTACATGACCCCCATGACGCAACACATAGGAACGCATACGTGAAGGATTCTTGTGTTTGGTGTAGTCGGAATATCCACTGGCACCAAAGTCAACAGTCCTGCCGTCTTCTAAGACAGCCCTGAACTTCTTTTTAGGGTTAGGGCTACGAATAATTTTGACGCGCATACTTATATTTTACTGAGATTTTTTAGTTGCCGCAGCAGCTGTAGTGTTCCTTCTTATGACCCATCTTCTCAGTCTTGCCGAGGAAGAAGAGCTTTTCGGGGCCACGCTGGACACGGTACATGTGGTCATACATGTGGAGGAGGCCAACGGTCAGCGCAAGGCTGGCGACGACGACACCGTTCATCTTGCGCGCGGTGAAGGCATAGGCAGCGATGAGACCGACGAGCACCATCTGGACGATGGTAAGCTGGGGGAGAGCGGGCATGGAGAAGCGAGACTCGGTGGTCGCAACCTCCTCGGTGGGCTTGGGCTCGGCATACATGGACTTGGGGT